GTCATCTGCAGTATCCTCAATATCAGAATTTAAAACAGTTTTAACTAAACTTGTGGAAATCTTATATCTGTGAGCACCCGGAGCATTCTCATTAGAAGATCCTGTGGCATTATCATTTAATGATTCATCATCTAATGATGTCGCAATAGATTCAGTTATCTGAAGACCTACATCAAAATTTGAGAGATTATCAGTAGAAGAGAAAGGGGATATAACTACTCGATCTTGCTGTACAACAACAAAATGACTTCTAATAAAATATATACCAGACTCTATAAACGCTAGAGTACCTTTTCCTACTGCATCGATAGCACTATTAGCAGCAATTGTAACAGTTGGTTCAGAATAAGTAGAAATTGCTATAGTATAATCTACACCAGTGACAAAGGTTTGTTTTTGACTATTAGAACTATCTTGATATTGTATATACAAAGAATGTATATCGTCTACTAAATCAACAGCTACAATTGTAGCCTGTAATACATCAGTTCCATCAGTAACAGTTGTAGACGTAATTGTTTCTCCTATTAAGCTGGAAACATCAAACTCAGGATTAAATGAAGCTGCTGCAATTCTAACATAATCAACATCTTTAACAGAGACATTACCAGGAATAACCATAGAACCATCTTTAAAAAGATGATTACCTACCTGTGATACTTGGTTCTGGAGTGTAGATTGTATTTGAGTTAATTCCCTGGCTTGTACGGCATGAGCAGGTCTAAATAATATTTTATTATATTTTTCTTTTGGGGAAAGCTCTCCAGTTGATGTAGGTGTTTCAAAATCATCAAAATATGGTGCTATATTAAACTTTACAGACATTAGATTTTCCTATTATATTTCTAATACTAAATTTATCGTTTCTGTTTGTGTGTCAGATCTAGTAACCGGTGTCCTATTATCTAGAAATATTATATCACCTGAATACCTTTTAACATCATCATACAGATGTTTTGAAGCTTCTGTAGGGTTGGTAGCAGTTAGTGCATTTGTAGTATCTTCAGCTTCACTTACAAGAAAATCTAAGTCTGCCCCGCCCAGTTTAGCACTTTGAGTAATATCAGTTGGATAGTTATTATCTGCTGGATTTACATTATTTTTTAGGTTTACTGCAGAATATTTATTATCACCAGTTTTAACAGAAGAAAATCCGGTTAAATCATTTTGGTGATATTTTATATAATGATAATACCCCAGATTGTCAGACCACGCAAGTGTAAAACTGTCATCAATGATACCATAAACATCAGCATCGGTAGCACTAACAGCTGTTAATTTAAACGTGCTACCAACTGTCCAAGCAGCGGCTGCGGTAGTAGCATCACCAACACTAAATTTTAAAGCTTTACTTAATCCATATTCAGATGCTGATAACCGAACGCCTGCTGCATCAGTTGGATTTTTAATTAAACCAATTTGTCTAAATACACCATTATCGGCTATAAATGCACCATTTTGTGTCTGTGTTAGTTTTGTTGACACTGAAATAAAATGAGCTCTTAATTCATTTATAGGGTTGAAACCAAACCCTCCTTTGGGTCCAATTACAACTCTTGCAGTTGTATTTGTAATTAAAGTACCAGTAGCGCCATAAAGTTCTACATGAGCTTCGGTGTAACCACTTCCAGGATTAGTAACCTTAAATCCTGTTATTACGGTGCCATTAAAGATAGGGGTTGCTGTACAGTTAGTACCATCCCCTACTACTTTTACAGTAGTACCTGTCTGGCTCGTAGTGACATTGTTGTCTATTAGTTTAATATTATATATAGCACCATCAATAGAGTTTGGAAAATTATCCCCATCGTTTAACGACCAGATAGCACGAGCATCTGCATCCATCGGACCAATGTCTGGAACTGGTATAAATGCGGAGGATACATATTTATAATAACTTTGTGGGATAGTATATAGTCTTTTCCATATATAACCATCATTACACTCTTTAATTGTGTCGTCAAAGCCTGCGTAGGCTGTTCCGCTTGAGTCACTTGGTATGAGTCCGCTTGAAGGAGTTTGAGTACTTACTCCATTACCTGTAACTAAACACATCCATACTGTATAAGTATCATCCATAGCATAATATGCAGGGTCATCCGCGGACCCAGTTTTAAACTCTAAGGTCTCATCCCTATCATCGTATTCTGCAAATGCCAAACCAGAAAAAAGATTAAACCTTTTTGTTGCAAAAGATATAGCATGATTATTTAAAGTTGAAGGTTCAATTCTTATCATTGATAATATATTATGCCAAGCAGAATGTCGTGTTGCATAATGATTATCATACAAGGTTTCAATATCAGCAGATGTATCTGAAGTAGGTGTCCATGGATCAGATTTCCCTGTAAATAAGTAATATTCATCGTTGCCGGTCCCAGCTTGATGATTTTCAATTATTTTTTTCGTTGTCTCTAATCTAAATTGACTAGTAATAATAGCGCTCATCTTTGTTCCTTTTGTCTGTATGCTTTAAATACGTTAAGTTTAGTTATATTTATATAGATAATTCATAAAGGGTCATGGGCCCCATGAAGTATAAGATGGGATCGGGTTTGTAGGGGATTCATACCCCTCAGCATTCCAAGCCTCGCTGTCATACTTCCATGAGCCATTTTGATTGATCGTTTCCATCCATAGAATTGAATTCATATTAGAATTAGCAACATCTTTAGTATATTTAATATCTATATAATTTTCTGGTAGTCCAGAAGCTTCATTAAAGGACGTAGGTAAACTATACGTCTGAACTGCATCTACTACATCTAGAAATGTTACAGAATCCCAATTTCCTACTCCACCAGTTAGTTTAAATTTCAATTTATCAAAATATTGAGATGGACCCATTGTATTAACATGTTTGTTACTGTCTATCTCAAGATCTAATGAAATACCTAAATAATAAATATCCTTTAAAGTCGGAACCAATAGATCACCATTATTTCCAGCTGGATCTCCTGTATTTGTCCCTGGAGAGCGTGTCTGAGCTATGTATTGAGCTCTACGATCTTCAATAGACTCAAACCCATGTATACCATTATATATTTCATGAAATTTTAATTTAGCATCTACTACAGGAAGCCAGAAATAGATAATTGGTTCGCCTTCAGGTATTGAGCGTTGTAGAGTTGGGATTGGTGAGGGAACATGTGGCTGAGGGGAAAATATTGATATTTTATTAAAAAATATAAATCCTGCAGTATGTATTAATCTATTAAAAGCATTACGCCATAACTCCGGAGCAACCCCTGTTTGAATTTCATATGAAAATTGTTGATAATAGAAAGAATCCTGTATCTTTTTAGTATCATCTGAAATAAATCCATCATTAGTAGCTGAATATCCTCGTGGATAAAATCTTAGTTCAGTGTCCGGTGATATAGCTATATCAAACTTAAAATGCCATTCATTATATGAAGGAACTAAAGCAGTTGCCGAGCCCTCGACATATGACGAGGGCACTCCAAGTTCCCCCCAGTTTATATCACCTAGAGCTATATAATCTTCTTCAGAAGGTGCTCTGTCAGTTGATGGTACTTCATGAAGACTAACAGAAGTAGCTTGTCCACCATCGTATCCCGATACTTTATATATAAATAACTTAGAATTTTCAATATTCTTTATTTCAGGAATTTTAACAAGATTTACTGAATCACTAGACATAGCTTCAGAATCATAGGCGGATCTATAACCATCTGCAGCAACTCCAGTATATGATAGAGCTAGATTATCTAGATTATCTATATCCAGATTATTCTCTATAAATCTCCCATCGGATGGTTTAAGCATGTCATCTTTAGGAAAATAGATCTCAGCACTATCATTATATAACACATTAAAAAATGCGTTAATAGAGTCTATAGTACCTCGAGATTTGTATAATTCTGTAAGATGTTTATATAAAAGACGTGAATCCGTAGCAAATTCTTTAGGTATAGATTGTCCAATCTCATTCTGTATATTACTTAAAAAATGATCATCTGTATAATCTAGATCCCGATTATTAACTATGTTGTTAATGTAATATGTAGATTTATTTTCTAGTTCTAGAAACTCAAGATATTTTTTTAAAAATACTTCTAAATCCGGAGCATTAGATTTAATATGCTGAGGTAATACAGTAGACACTTCAGCTGAAATATTAAATCGTGAACTATTAGAACCTATTCCGGCCATAATTATCTCTCAGTTGAAGTGGTATTATAATTTATACCTGCAGTTGTACCACCGGTAATCATAGTATCAACCTCACCTACTATAATAGAGTCATCCGCTAGAATTGTTAAAAGTTCATTTCTAATAGGGGCTATATCATTTGAATTAGGCGGTGCTGTAATTTCAAGATAATCAACAGTAGAATCTACAATTGATGAAGGAAGAAATCCATTTAATATTATTTTACCATTACTCTCTTCAATATATCCAATCGCGGGTTGTATAACTTCCTTCATTATATTAACTATATTAATAATACGAGTACCTGTATTATCTAGTACATCTTGTAAAGTACATTGCTGATTCTTATACATAAATTTTGTAGAAGATATGATAGGATCATTTGTATTAGTAGATTTAATAGGAGCTGAAAATATAAGCTCATATTTAGTTTCTGATGAAAATACAGGAATAAATCTCTTTTTCATGTATACTCTAACTAATGAATTAATAACAGCTGAATCTGAATTATCAATATTTCCTAATACTGTAGAATATCTGAACACACCATCAAATCTTTTTAATGAATTCTCTTGATATAACTTTAGTACGTCTCTGATCTGTTCAGATAATTTAGCCACATTAACATTAGTTTTATTAGGATTATATTTAAAGAATATCTCAAGATGGAGATAGGTATATGTAGGATCTACTATAATAGGAGTAATAGATACAACATTTTTTGGTTTAAGATATTGAGTTTTTATTATCTCCTTATCTTGGTAACTAAGCACTTCAGTTTCTTTAGGTGCTATAGTAATATAAACTTTACCATAATCTGGTGGATCATTATTCTCACCACCCCAAACATTAACAGCTCTAACATTTCCATAATTAGCTTGTATTATTGATTTATAATCATCTGGTGTAACTGCTCTATTCTGTGTAATATAATTTAGAGGAGCATTAAACCTAATAGACTCTATATCTTCTCTTTCTGAACCACCAGATGCCGGAGATACTGTTGTAATACCAACCGAGGCTATATAACCATCAATTGAATCTAATACTGAAAATATTTTAGCTCCATTAACGATATCGTTATCACCTCGTGTAATATACTCTATTTCAATTATATTCCCGTTTGTTATCTTAGAGCCTATATAACCATCACCAAAAGTAATCTCATAATCCCCATCTTTATTTTCTTGAACCCAATATGTATTGGACTCGGAATCAAGATTTACTAAATTAGAAGCTAGAGTATATGTAATTATAGACGCTGAAGTTTGTTGAGGTATAACTTGTATGTTTAAAGATGAAGTATCAACATTTTTATGGGGTATAATATATTTCTCTGGTGACTCTTCATCATAAACATATTTTATAGTTTTATACTCTCCTTGTAGGATTTGTATATCCTTAAAGGTATATTGACCATTAGTAGAAGTAGCAGTAGTAGTTTTATTAGTTGAAAATACAATATTAGAGTCATTAACAACTGATTTGAATCTTGTACCTTGGTCCATGATGATGGATTTATATGTACCATCATCATTAAGAACATTGGCTGGATTAGAAATCTCTATATCTATTGTTGCAGTTGAAGAGTAACAAGATCTTGGTGTATAGCCTAATAACTTGGCATGAGATACAACTGAACTTCTTAATTGAGCGGTATCTAAAAAACACTCATTAACTGCCATATTAGCATTAAATGCATTATAGTGAGTTGTATAAGCTAATACATCTAAAAGTGCATTAATAGTAGATCCGTCAAAGTTATAATCAGTAAATTCTGACTGTCCTTTAAGGAAATCCTTTAGGTTATTCTTAATAGATTTGAAATCTAATTCTGAAACATTTAGATTTGACATTAGCGTAATCTCTCTACAATAAATTCAACTGTGGTAGTGGTTTGTTCTGGTGACATTATATTAAACTCTAGTAATATCCGAAGGGCATTTCTTTCTGTAAGATCATTTATATCTATAGATACAATTTCAATTCTTGGTTCATAATTTAAAAGAGATGATGTTATTCTTGATTTAATAGCGGCCGCTGTTATAGAATCATAATTCTCAAATAAATAATCCCTTAGACTTCCACCAAAATTAGAATCAAATACTTTTTCACCTCTTGATGTCATTAATATATTAATGACGGATTGTTTTACAGCTTGCACATCCTTTTTAAGTGCAATATCACCTATGTTTGGTATTAATCTAAATCTTAGATCAATATCACTGTATGTATGTACTCTTGAACTTATTCCCATATCTTTATTTATATCTTTATTAGTATTGTTAATTGTCCATGATTAATCGAACCATCCTTGAGAGTTCTTAGTATATACTTTAACATTGTGTGTAAAATAATATGAATCATGGGAACCATTTACCACCAACTAGTTGAGGTTGACTGGTATATCTTAAAATTATATATAATAGAATAAAAATCACTTGACCCATTTGGATTCTTAGAGGTTTCTTGAGTTACGTTTTTATGAAACGCTGAGTGAAAAGTGTACTTACCTTCGTCTACTATACTCTTATGTTTTTCCTTATACCAAGAGTCTACTTTAGTACCAGCTAATACATACTGACTTTGAAGTTTTTCATTCATTGTAGTAATGTCAGTTGGGGTCATAGCCACATCACCAGGATTCATAATTCCTACTAATTTAACTGATGACTTCGACCTTAATATTTCATTATCACTTCCTTTTCCAATACCACCCTTATAAAAAAAACCTGTCATTTCTCTACCATTATAATAACTACTTTTCGGGAAATAACCACCAGAGAAATATGGATACACACCTGGCCATTCATGAGCAAAATAGTTTGGATATACTGTCCTAGAACCATATACTTTTGGTTTTACTAAATCATCATCAACTGCAACTATATATGTCTTAACACCAGCATAAAACTTATGCTCTTTAGTATCTTTTAACTCTGAACCCAATGCTGCAGTTGATAAAGCATATCCATTAGTCTTAGATGATGATGGAGTTTGAGCCCTCCGGGCTTGCTTTATATCATGGGCACTCGCAGTAGAAGTAGGATCTTGTACCGCTTGCATCTGTTTAGCGACAGCATTTACATTAGCTGATGATGTTTCGGCTATAGTATGCATAGCACCCTTCGCTTCTGTTGCAGATGCTGATATCTCTGACTTTATCTCTTTGAGGGCTCCTTCAGTAGGAAACGTTGGCATATTAGGTGCCATTGTGATAAGCCCATCAGCACCTTTCTGTAGATTAGGTATAAGAGCACATGGATCTAAATCACCTTTACCATCTAATGCATCAAGTAACTTATCTAAATCAATACCTTGTTTCTCTAATCCTTCTCCCCACGAGTCTTTAAAGGCCTTCTTAGCTTTCGCCATTTCTTTCGCTATAGCATCCTTAGCATCTTGAGGAAGTTGATTATTAGCTAAGTCACCTGCATATCCTGCCATCTTAGAGGCAAGTGCCATAAGTTCAACTGACATTGGTAGCTTAGGGAGTTCTGGCATCTCAGGGAGTTCTGGCATCCAACCCCGAATCTCTGATTCCATAGACTCTTTTAACTTATCAGCTTCTGCTTTAGCATCCGCTGCAAGTTGATTAACCATACCTAATGCGGCGTCTTTAGCCTCATTTAATTTATCTTGAAGTCCACCTATTAACGCATCGACATCTATTCCA